AACAAGAGCGGTGGCCCGGCTATATCACTGTGGAAACAAAAGCCGGGTCACTTTAATAAAAACCAATAGATTAAACCTATTGTCCGTGATACTCCATTTCATTCATATTTCATTTCAAGTTACCAAAAGTTAAACTCTTGATTATGAGCAAAATAAGGTTGTAAATATTTGGCTAATTCATTGATAATGAGTATCTTTACAATACTAAAAGAAACCAATATTACTAACAATTAAAAGACAAGAGCGATGAGAAAGTTTAATGCAAAATTAGGACGTGAAGTCACTTACAACCCTTATCCTTATAAGAAATTTGTAATTGAGAAAATTAATTCCGATGGAACACTTAATCTGGCAATAGGTGATTGGAAAGTGTTGAAAGTTACAGTTGATAAAGTTTGCAGATAATTAATTAAAAGAGCAATGAAAGCAACAATCGAATTAACAAAGAAGACAGCTTTAGAAGAAATTATTAATAGCAATAATATTGATACAATAAAGTCTTTGATAGAACGCAAAGAGATGTCGTTAAAAGAAGCAGAAGAAAATGCGGCATTCTACGAAAGTATCTGTAATGAAGACTTTGCAAGTAATGAAAGGCAGAGAGCCAATAGACTTATTCGAGATATAGAAAGATTAAAGTTAGCAATTTAATACATAAGAGCAATGAACACGTACCACAAGTTTGCGCCAAACGTATTTTTGGCAAAGTGCGAAGAAAAGCACGAAAGAGGTGAGGAAATTCTAGTTACAACCAAGTATGGAAAAGAGAATGAAAGTATCGTTTTTAATCTGATATTTGAGCGTGACGGATTCTATTATTACTCCATCGTAAGGGCTGACGGATTCAACGTACAAGAATGGGCAAAACGTAGAGCCGAACGTAGACGTGAATGGTCTGTATCAGCAAATAAAAAAAGTCATGAATATTTCGAAAAGTCAAATAAGGACAGAGATTTTCTTTCACTTGGAGAACCTATTAAAATAGGACATCATAGCGAAAGACGACACAGAAAAGCAATAGCGGATGCTTGGAGAAACATGGGTAAAAGCGTTGAATTTAGCGACAAAGCAACAGAACATGAAAGAGAAGCCGAATACTGGGACAAGCGTGCTACAACCATCAACCTATCTATGCCGGAAAGTATTGACTTTTATGCGCACAAGCTGGAAGAAGCCAAAGAATATCATGAAGGTGTAAAGTCAGGCAAATATCCACGTGAACACTCCTACACTCTTACTTATGCCAAAAAAGCAGTAAATGAAGCTCAAAAGAATTATGATCTTGCAGTAAAATTATGGGGGTAATAAGTGACGAATAATCATTGTTAAATCTAACGGATAAAAATCGTATGCTATCATCGATATTTTACAATCGAAAACTTTCCGCTCATATCTTGACAAGGACGATTTAAGGAATGAGTTAGAAGATATGATTAAACGATTCATTAAACGGACAGAAAAGAAAATCAACGAAAATCTATAAATCATCAGTTATGACACAAAAAGAAGCATTAAAACAATTAGAAAAGTACTGTCATGCTAATCGAATGCATCTAACCGCTTCGTCATTCTCTTATGGGTATTATGCGTTCGTAATACACGACGAATCATTTACCGGGGATAGAGTAATAGAAGGGGGCATTCCATGTCACAGGATAAGCGGGTATCTGAAACCCACAGAATTGTTGATATGGATTGATGGGTATCATGCAGGATTGCAAAATTCAAAATTAAATAAAGGGAATATAGAATGAAATGCAAATTCAGAATAATCGAAACCTACTCGAAGGTAGTGGAGGTAGAAGCAGAAAACATGGATTCCGCTCATGAGAAAGTAGAAGAAATGATAAACACAGAAGAAATCGCCCTTACTGACGATGATTTTGAAGACATCGAAATTTACCCTTATGGAAACCAAAACAAGTAAAGCTATATCCCTACTCCACTCCGGCTATTTGAAAGAAGCATTAGCTATATTCTCTACTTTTCGAGTTGGTTTCTCCAAAGAAGAACGTAGAACATTGAAGATAGCACATGAATGCCTATCCGGTAATTCTGTTTTCTATCGACAACTCGGAATCGACACAGACAAGGAGATAGAGAAAAGTAAATCATTATTATTTGAAAAGTATGGGCAGAAGTGGTTATCGTAAGTCAAAGACGGCATCGGAAATGTTCCGTGATTGCATTCGTCCATACAATAATCTGTATGAGCTTTATATGTCTGGTAAAGATGCATATATATACATTCGATGCAAGGATAAGTATGGACGTGAAATAGTGTTTGCAACTGGTTTGTTTGCACAGATACTTGACCGAAAGTCGCTGAGAGACAAAAAGTTAAACAAAGTTTAAGTAAGCAATATTTTAAACACAAACTACTGATATTCAATATATTATTTGTATCTTTATATATCCAAAATAACCACTTAAACAATAAGAGCAATGAATAGAATACAACAAATGACAGCTGAATTGAGTCAGATACTACACTCTGACACCTACCAGTTCGAAATCGATACCGAAGATTATGTTTTCGGATTCAAGAAAACCATAAGAAAGCGTACTAAAAATTTAGCAAAAGCTATTCAATTACAAGTTAAGCTAGCTAATGACTGCGGGCGTTTCCTATCCGATACGGTTAGAATAGTAGCCGTGAGAATATATAGGAACGGTGAGTTAAGAAAAGAACTCCGTGCAGAAGAAATAACATCAACGTATAACGGATAAAATACATAGCAATGGAAATATCAAAGAAATTAACAAGCAAGGAGAGTTTTGCTATTCTACACGAAATAGAAAATCGCAAATATCCCGGCAGTATAAAATTCTCAGATTGGCAAGAGCAAAAGGAAAAAGCGAAGTTGGACGCAATCAAAAATCTCGTACCCGAAGTTGGACTTGGCTGTACGGTCTGCTATTACTCTGATAAACGAGCGGCAACAGTTACTAAAATTATTTCTCCATGCAAGATTGAGGTTACTTTCAATCAAACCAAATGTATAGACTATTATTCCAGCGAATATGAAGTCCTACCAGAATTGGAAGGAGCACCCAAAGTGTTCACCAAAAGAAGGAATGGATATTGGGTAGCAGAAGGGCATCATTACAAAGATGGAGTTCTGCTTATGTTGCATTATCAAAATCACTATATAGATCCGACATTTTAAAATTAAGAGCAATGAGAACAGCAACATTGAAAGAGCCATATAAAGGCTATAGAAACATAATTCTAATCGAATATTGGCCGAACATGCATAAATGGGAAGTCGAGATTTGTGGAAGTAGTAAACATGTTTTTGTATATGAAGACGAATTTGAGGAGGATTAAGCCATGACATACGAAGATTTGAAAGAAGAAGATGTTAATAAGATGCGGAATCTTAATCGCAAGAATCACTACTGTCTATCTTGTACAGAATTGGAATCACTTGCCAAGAAACATCAAAACCATCGCAAAATTGGTGATGAATATACCTGTTTACTTATAGAATATCGATTAACTGATATAAATTTCCACACCGAAGCGTCATTGTTACACGCTGGAGAATATGAAAAAGTCATAGAAATAATAAAAACGTGGTAGTTTAGACAATTTTAGCACTAAAAGTGCATGAATTTCATATACTTTTTTATATATTTACACCGTAAAAAGAACAAAAAATGAAGATTTTTACATCGTATTTCGGTAATAGTCGAAAACTGAAAGAGGCGGGAGTTAATATGATTTGCGTAGCAATCGGAAAACCCAGATTTATAGCTGGTATTCCGCAAATGTTGAATGTTTGTCCCACCCGCTATATGGTAAGTGGACCCTGTTCTCGAGAAGAGTATCTTAAGCTTTACGACAGAATATTGGCAAGCCAAGATGCGAACCAAGTCGTGAAACAAATTGAAATGTTAAGCGGAGGAAAAGACGTTGCTCTTTGTTGCTACGAAAAACCGGGTGATTTCTGCCATCGCCATATTTTGGCAAAATGGATCACAGAAAATACTGGTATTGAAATCACAGAATTTGGAGTTGTTGAGAAGAAAGAGCCCAATTATGAACAAGCGAGTTTGTTTTGAAAATAATTCCAACCATCAATAGCGTTTGATGGGATGCTGTCAGATTTGCCAAGCAAGCGGTGGTTTGACAGCATAGTTAAAAGGGAATTTAGCAAAGATGGTCTATGCGTCGGACTGAAAATCCGAAGAACAAGGTTCGAATCCTTGAGTTCCCACAGTCTTGTATCAATGAACGCACCACTCTATCCGAATTGAAGACGGGTGTCGGGTCTGTCTGAAGATAGGAAAGCCGATAGAGTAGCAGATAGAAAGGGGAAGGGTAAATCCGAAATAAGTCCCAGAGAGTATCTATCAAGGTGGATTCCCACAAAATCATGTGGCAGTTGACGGTGACGACATGGCGGTTCATAATGTTGGCAGCTTGGAATAGACAAGCATTTGCGGAAATAGCTCATCGGTAGAGCGTTGGCATTCCAGCCAAAGAGTGGGGTTCGATTCCCTGTTTCCGCTCTAATGCCGTTAAACTCGGCTCGTTGATTGAGGTTGTGTAAAGTAAGCGACAAGGTTCGATTCCTTGCATTTAGTTGGTACTGCAAACAATCTGACAGCGTGGAAAGACACGCAAATTTGGTAGTATGGCGGAATTGGTAGACGCTGACAACTCTTAGTAGACTTGGTTACGATGTTATGAAAACTGGGCATCATTGTAAAACGAACCAATCCAGTGTTACACGGAAGATGTAGAAGATTGCCAAGCATTGCAGGTTCGAGTCCTGCTGCTACCTCAACCCTTATAGTAGCGATAAGCAAAAGCAAGAACATTAAAGCTTGTGCAGTTTACGGGGTGATAGTAATTGCTATCTGACACGACTGAAAGAAGCCGAAGAATTGCATAAGTGTTCTTGCAAGTAGCTTGAAAAATGATGGATTTGTGTTTAGTCCTGTCGGGAATACGCTTGGCAGACTTAGCACAAAATGTATATGAAGTTATATACAACTTAAATATATGGACGAAAAAACGATAACAAATCCTTTAAATCAAGGACAAGAGAACTCTAATGATCCTATCAAAATTACAGTGTTAGGGTGTGGTAATGTAGGTGTAGCCATAGCAGCAGATTTATCTATTGGCGGACACGACGTTTCTTTGATTAAAACCTCCCACTCGAAAGAATCAGTTTTTTACAAAATCCGTCAGAACAATAACCGTGTATTGCTGAAAGAGAACTGTAGTTATAGAACTGCTGTAATCAATGAAGTATCTCATGACATTAGCAAAGTAACAAAAGCTGATGTCGTCATTGTGACAATTCAAAGTACCTATCACGAAAATCTTATCGAGAGAATAAGCAAGTTTCTCAACGGGAGCCAGATTGTAATTTGCATTTGCAGTTATATGTCATCTTTCTACTTCAAAAAGCACTGTTCTTCAATGCCAGTCATAGTGGAAACTGCTGGCCCATATCTTGAAGGACGAATAGAAGAAGATGATGTCCCCGGAGAAGTCGTATTCCGGGTTGGGTGCAGGCTTACAAGAAGCCCATTGTCTATCTTCCAAAAAGAAATAGCAGGGGAGTGTATGGATAGAATCCGTCAACTATATAAAGGTTTCAGCAACGAATATTCAGTATTGGAATCCGCATTACTCAACCCTAATATGGTTTTGCATACCGTTGGATCCATAATGAGCATTCCAAGAATAGAATACAGCAAGGGAAACTTCTGTATGTATAGGGAAGCATACGCCCGTGGTAATGATGCGACCTTTAAGGTTATGCTGGATTTGGATAAAGAGAAACGCAAGGTTTTAGAACGATTAGGTTGTAATCCTATCGATATTTTTGTCGCAGGAGGTTTTCTCGGTGACCCTATAAAGAGTTTTTACGAATACTCTGAATCCAAAGATAGGGCGATAAGTCCTACTTCAGTGCGTTCAAGATACATCACGGAAGATGTTTCACAAGGTCTTATCCTGTTGGAAAGCATTGCCAAAAGAATAGGCGTAGACGTTCCCATTACAACATCTCTCATCAATATTTCAAGTGTAGCTTTAGGAGAAGATTTTAGAGAAAACGGAAGAACTATCCAGAGATTAGGTTGCGAAAAGTATATAGAAGAACTTTGCGAAACAAGATATGGATATTAGCACAGACATAAAAACACGTACATTTGGTGTCGAGATTGAGATGTGTAATCTTGACCGTAGTAAAGTGTCATTGCCAACAGGATATTCATGGAGTAAGGATGAGGATATTGTTAACACAGACGGGACGTGTAATAAGAGATTTGGTGGCGAAATTAATACTCCACCGCTAAGACTTTGCTTGAAAGATTTACACGAATTGAAAAGTGTATATGAATCTATGGTAAATGCAGGAGGTGTAATCAAATGGAGCGTCTATACACATGTCCATATCTATGCTGGGGATTTGTCGGTGGAGCAATTAAAAAATATCTTTCTTTTCTTTTATGTATGCTATCCGTTCATCAAAAAGTATGCGAATATCTCAGAATGGGACGAAATGGTTTTCAATCTCATGCCGATTCCTACTGAAAAATATTATAATGGTGTTTTGCAATCCAAAACATTTGACGACATAAGAGAATTATTTACTAACAATTCAAAGAAAGGTTTTATCCGTCACGCAATTAACATATCATCATATTTTAAGACTAAGACTATAGAGTTTCGCACCTATCATGCTACAACAGATTTTTATATGGCGATGAATTGCGTTTACTCTACGTATAGAATGTTTTATTATGCCATAAATCATACGTTGAATGACTTTCAATTACTACATACCTATGAGGAGTTCAAAAAAGTTACCGGACTGAAATACGAAACACCTAAGGAGCTTATTCCGCTACTCTATCAAGGCAACCCATACAATGCGATAGAAACGTTTCAAACAAGACCGATAGCATTCAATTCCAAACAGGCTTCGGCTCTATATGAGGCAATGAAAGAACATGGGCACAAAGAGGTATGCATAGTAAACAGCTTTTTATATAACTATGAGTTGTTTTTCATGGATAAAATGGATGTGTCTATTTTTAGTCAAGACCCATATTGCCATTTGCTGTATTTGCTATCCAATGGAAAAATGTCGCTGACGTATAACAACAGTCTGGAATGGCTGGAGCAGTTCAACAACAAGACACCATCAAGGCAGCTTGCGTTGGCTCTGTATGCAAAGGGCTTGCAGAAGTTCTGTATGAGCCAGTCTGCAAGGAACGATGCTATTCTCGATGCGATAAAGTATAAGGCAAAAGAGTCCATTGAATACACGGAGAAGTCAAGTGAGAGGCTTATGTCGCTGCTTACTACCTGTGAATACCATCGAGGCTCTCTTCAAGAAGCAATTGATGGAAAGAAAGTCATCTATTTTAACTATGGTAAGGATAAGTTCTTAAAGAGGGCGTTCAAGCTGATACGGGAAAACAGTGATATGGAATCGGACATTCCCGTTATAAGGAATGACTATTACGAATTGGTGGAAAGGTTGCCAAAAGACACTTGGTTTTACTTCATCAGCAATAGTCCATACCTTAGTAATATGCACAAAGTTGCTATCTTCAATTCTTCAGGAGGCGAAAGGTGGTCGGCTGGTCGTTATCTTTATTGCAACAAACCTTGCATAAACAGTCAGTCAAACACTTCATACTCATCCAGTATTGATACCGTTGATGAGATAGTTCCGCCTGATGATTTGGGTATAGATAACCCGGATGCTCTAAGGATATTGAAGGTAAAACCGGGTTACTTGAAAGGATTGCAGAAGAAGTATGTCAAGAAAGTGGATTCTGTAAGTTCATCCACATATCCTTTTGTAGTCATGTACGGCAAGTACACGCTGGGTGGTTTTGGATTCACGTTACCACAACACAATGGGTATGATCTGTTTCAACTTACTGATTTTTGCACGAATAATGCAATTCCTAAACTTAGTAAGTTTATTTTGTACTGCATACAAACAAAAGAAGTACAAAGAATATTGAGCCGCTCTATGCACAAGTTAGTGGAGAAGGTTATCAGCTGTGCTTATACCCACAAACCGGTAAGTATGAAATATCGGGGTGTTTATACAAAAGTGAAAGAGCATTGCACATCATCATATCTTGCTTATAGCGGGCAACTTGGTGTGTATTCAAGCTATAAGGAAGTAATAGAAAAATACCATAAGCTATTAGAAAATGGGCAACGAAAATAGATGGAAATACGATCAGGTGGCCATCAGCCTTATAGATGAGGCGGAAATGAACGCCAACGAAATGACTGGAGAGGATTTTGCCGCCCTATGCGATAATATTGGCAAATCCGGATTGAGTAGCGTCCCGTGTTGTTACAAAAAACAAGACGGAAGATTTGTGATGATAAGCGGGCATCACAGATTGAGGGCTTGTAAGAAACTGCGTTACTCCAAGATAGGCATTCTTTATTGCGATGAAGATGAGCTTACGAAAGATGAGATTATAGCAATCCAGCTTTCCCATAACTCCTTACATGGAGAAGATAACAGGAATATCTTGAAGAAATTATTTGAACAAATTCAGACCATCGAGTTCAAGAAGTTCGCCCACATCAACATTGACGAAATTACACCGGTTGATACGAACGGTATAGATATATCCGTGATGAAGGAGACTTTCACTTTCTCCATTATCCTTTACCCAAACTCGTTTGATGCACTAGACAGTCTGTTTGGGGACATAAGGGAGCAGGCGAAGAAAAGCGACATCGTATTGATTGCAGACCATGAACCTAATGAGGAGATGCTGCTTAAGTTGCAGAAAGAAATAGGAGACCAATTCAACATCAAGTCTCCTGCAATATGCTTTTCTAAGCTGCTTGATCTAGCAAAGGAACGTTTAACCGAAATACAGAAAGACAATGATTTGGGTAATAGCGAATCGTAAAGAGGAAGACGGCAGCTTTCCCACGTATAAGTATTATAAGAAAGCCTTTGCCGATGGTAAAATAGACATATTTTGTGCGGATAAGGATGATGATTTCTCTTTTCTCACGAAAGAGGATATTGCTTTTATTCGGGCAAGAGACGAGAACATCAATCAACATGTTAGAAAAGCTCAGGAAAGAATCGGATTTGCGTCCACGCTTGAATCTTCGCAGACTAACTATCTTACTCATGATAAGGAAGCTGTTAAATCCGAATTGTACAAATGTGGCATTCCGTTTCCTCTGACAGTTGGTCCCAATGATGTGGAAAGAGGTTTCGCATATTTCGTTAAACCAAAGTTTGGCGAGAATAGCGTCGGAATAGATTCAAACAGTATATGCTTTACTAAGTCGCAGGTCATAAATAAATGTCTATTTCTTCACAAACAAGGCATAGAACCGATGATAGAACGTTACATTGACGGGAGTGATATAACCACTTCTGTAATATACTCAAAGAAAGATAGCTCTTTAAAGACATACTCTGCTTTTACGAATGCCAATAACACGGATGGCATACAAACGGATGAAACAAAGCGAAATTACAGCTTCAGTGCATCTGCCTGCAAAGATGAATTACTTGACAGAATTGCGAAGAAAGTGTTTGAAGCGGTAGGTGCTAAACATTACCTTAGGATAGATTTCAGAATGTCCAACCAAGTACCATATGTGATAGATATTAATATGATTCCCGGACTTTCTCCCAATGGATATATGGCTAAGTGCATGAAAGAGCATGGCATAGAGTACAATGATTTTATACGAATGGTCGTAAACAGTGCGTTCTAACTGATAATTAAAAACAAATAGAAATAAGCAAATTCAACATTTAAAAACTGTGATATGGCACGATACAAGAAAATCCCGTATGAAAAGGTCGCTGAGGTTTATACTAAGAAAGCTGGTAATATATCATCTACGTGTACTTCTCTCGGCATAGACCGAAACACATTTACCGCATGGCGTAAAAAGTACCCTAAATTGAATCAACTACTGTCAGATGTTGATGAGAGTTTAATCGATTTTTCTGAAAGCAAATTACTTGAACAGATTAACGCAGGCAACCTTACGGCCATCATATTCCATCTCAAGACAAAAGGCAAAAAACGTGGCTATGTGGAAAGCGTTGAGCAAAACGTGAATGTCAATCCATTTGAGAAACTGATGCAAGAATTGCCTGATGATGAGGAATGAGCCATGTACGCAAGGACATACGCTACTTAAAGTCATGGATAGAAGACTGGAATAGGTTTTGCCGTGATGTTTTGAAGGTTCGTTTAGACAGCGAGCAGCAATCTATCATATCCTCTGTCCAGCACAATCCTATGACAGCTGTTGCATCAGGTACAGCTCGTGGTAAGGACTTCGTTGCAGCATGTGCTGCTATGTGTTTTATGTACCTCACTCCACGTTGGAAAGATGGCAAATTATCCAAGAATACAAAAATTGCCATGACTGCACCAACAGCAAGGCAGGTATATAACATCATGATGCCTGAAATCTCACGACTATTTAGAAATGCAGAATTTTTACCCGGTCGACTTCTATCTGCCGGAATAAGGACTAATTATGAAGAATGGTTCCTGACGGGGTTTAAGGCTGGTGATGACAATACTGAAGCATGGTCTGGGTTCCACGCTGTGAATACAATGTTCGTCGTTACTGAAGCATCGGGTATTTCAGAAGCAACATATAATGCTATTGAAGGTAACTTACAGGGAAATTCCCGTTTCCTCATCGTGTTTAATCCTAACATAACTACGGGTTATGCCGCACGAGCCATGAAATCCAATCGATTTGCGAAATTCCGGTTAAACTCACTCAATGCAGAGAATGTAGTCAAAAGGAAATTAGTCATTCCCGGTCAAGTAGATTATGAATGGGTAAAAGATAAAGTGATAAATTGGTGTTCTCCCATTCAGAAGGCAGATTTTAATGAAGGAGAAGGTGATTTTAAGTGGGAAGGTGGTCTATACCGACCTAATGACCTTTTTCGTGTCAAGGTACTTGGTATGTTTCCAAAAGTCTCCGAAGATGTACTTATTCCTTATGAATGGATAGAGCTTGCAAATGATAATTGGAATCGTTTACAAGAAGAAGGTTTTACACCGTCTAAATCATGTAAGATTGGTTCTGATGTTGCTGGTATGGGTCGAGATGAAAGTGTACTTTGCCCTCGATACGGAAACTATGTCCCTAAATTTGAAGTTCACCAATCTGCTGGAAAAGCGGATCACATGCATGTCGCAGGAATGCACATCATATATCTTTCTGACAAAAAATCCAAAGCGTACATCGATACAATAGGAGAAGGAGCTGGAGTATATTCTCGACTGGAAGAACTCGGATATAGGAATGTTTATTCTTGCAAGTATTCCGAGAGTGCAAAAGGCTTGCATGACCTTACCGGACAATATGAATTTGCCAATATGCGAGCTTACTGCTATTGGTCTTTACGTGATTGGCTTAACCCTAAGAACGGTTTTGGGGCGGCTATTCCCCCTTGTGACAAACTCATGGAGGAAGCAACCGAAACACACTGGAAGTTCCAAAGCGATGGACGGATTATAATTGAACCGAAAGAAGAAATCAAGAAACGTATCAAACGTTCGCCAGACTATATGGATGCACTTGCTAATACATTTTATCCATTTGACTATGATTTTATTAGTGACGAAGAATTACTAAAAGACTTTTTATGATCGCTATAAACCTCTATCTTTGCATCGAAGACTGTCTTATTATTTATTAATAATTGCAGTTTTCATTGCTCTTATGTACGCCGGCTTGTGAAAGTCGGCGTTTTTGATATTACAATATCCAAGTTACTAAAAGTTAAACTCCTGATTATGAGCAAAATAAGGTTGTAAATATTTGGTTAACTCACTGATAATGAGTATCTTTACAGTACTAAAACAAACAACATTACTAACAATTAAAAGACAAAGAGCAATGAGTACTGTAGACAAATCAAAAATTAAAGCATTTTTCTCTGACATCGAAAAAATGCTTACGGTAAATGGCGATTACATTTTAGTAGATGATAATATGGAGCTTCAAAGCTGGTGTATTTACACCGTAAAGAATGGTAAGCTCTATGATAACATATCTTTCGATATGGAGCCAAGAGCCTATAATAAAGATGATTTTAATGATCTTAAAGATTATTCAGAGGGTATGCAATTCGCTTTACTTACTAAACAATTTGAATCTTATTATCCTGATTAACAAGTAAAATAAGAGTAATGAAACATTCAGAAGAACAAATAAAAGAAATAATGTTAGCCTTATACGAACAACTTGGCAGACATAGATTTGTAGTTATGACAGGATCAAAATTTACTGGTTACATGGAGAATGAATCTGGTGACCTAGAGCAGGTTATTAAATTGAGCAAAAATAAATCTGGCGCAGATAAATTAATTATTACTTATGAAGAAGGTAAAGATACTTATTCTATGAGATTCATCAAATCCCCGAAATTAAACAAAAAGACTTTTTCTTTTTCCGAGGCCAAAGAGGTCTTCTTTTTGAGTGATATTTATGCTGAACAGTTGCAAGAAGTGTTTACACAAGTGACAGGCTTATATACTCATCTTTAAACATAAAATCGATGAAAGCAAACAATCCTAACTGCAAATTCGAAATAGCATAAAATACATAAGAGCAATGAAAAAGAAAGCAGTAGAATACAGCATAACAGCAAAAAAACAAGATTTTGAGGTTGTCAAAGTTTATTCTTCTATAGACTCTGCTAATTTCGCAAGAAAGTTCTATCATGAAGATATTCTTATTTACGAAAGTGCATTCATTATATTGATGAACAAAGCCTGCAATATAACCGGGTATGCTAAAATCTCTCAAGGAGGAATATGCAGCGCATTAGCTGACAAAAGATTGATTGCCAAATATGCTATTGATACCCTCTCTACTAATGTCATATTCGTTCATAATCACCCAAGCGGTAACAAAAACCCTAGTAATGAGGATATAAAAATGACTCACTCCCTTAAAAATCTATTAGATATATTTGATATAAAATTATTAGACAGTATTATTCTAACTGAAAATGATTATCTTTCAATGAACGATGAATGCCTTATATAGTATCTCAGCTGCAACCTCACACGCAATTTTCAGATTCACTGATGAAACAATCTTTGCCATTCTCAATAGAATAACTGGATAATAACGCAAATTCACTTCCACTTGCCGTTGGTTACTTGATGATAAATCTCTCATTCCCAGCCATCTTGTTTTTGTCTTGCTTTGTCTTATTCTTTATTAACCTCTTTTCTTAAAAAAAAATAAAACTCGATCAATATTTTATTGAAAAGTGTATGAATTTCATATACTTTACTGTATATTTGCAAAAAGCGTATGAAGATGTACGCCACCCGACTTGTCGTAAACACCTGTTTGTCCGTTTAGGCGGAGGCACATCTGAAAGAAGATGCGAATAGTCTGCTGGCTACATTGCTACGCAGACTATTTTTTTTGTTTAAACCTAAATGAAATGAACAGACAACAGCAAGTTTTCGTAAGGTTGAAACTTAAAGCGAAGGCGTTAGGGTTCAACGCAAAGGAATTGAAGGGTATCGCCGCCAAGATTGCCGATAACCTGAAATCCGCAGAAGATGCCTCAGAAGAGGATGTAAACGCAGAAATCGACGAGCAGATAGAAGCGGTTCTCCCTTACCTCACTTTCGGCCAGTCGCAAGCCAACCGTTTGCTTGACGAATGGAAGAAAAAACACCCCGAATCAGAAGAAGATGATGATGACGACGTTGACGATGACACGTCAAAAGGCGGCTCTCGTCCAGCTGGTTCAAACAAGAAAAATCCCAACAACAAAGGAAATGAACAAGACGAAGAACCCGCATGGTTTAAGTCTTTCAGAGAGCAACAGGAAGCCCGTTTTGCAGCATTGGAAGGTGAAAAAGTTTCTAACTTGCGTAAAGCCAAACTTGAAGCCCTGCTGAAAGACACTGGAACATTCGGTTCACGTACCTTGAAAAGCTTCTCTAAGATGAACTTTGAAAGTGACGACGATTTCGAGGAGTTCTATTCAGATGTTGAGGAAGACCTGAAGAATTACAATCAAGAGCGTGCAGATGCAGGTTTGGCAACATTGGCAACCCCTCCTGCTGCCGGAAGTAAAGGTTCGGGTAAACAAGACGAAGTATTAACCGACAAAGAAGTTGAAGATTTAGTCAACACTTTCTAAGTCAAAAAAGAAATTGTAACAATGGGTGCAACAGCAAATTTATCAAGCGAAATGGAAGTTCTCAATGCCGGAATGGATTCTGTCGTAATCCGGCATTATGTAGCTGGCATTATCGGAGGTCGTACTCTTGACGTATCAAATTATAACCTTCCGGTTATTAAAGCCGGGCACGTTGTTATTCGTGATCCGTCAACAGACACGTACAAACCTATGCCCGTAAAATCATCTGGCGATGGATACGACTCACTTCCCGGTTCTCATGAATATGTAGGAGTAGTTGTATGTACAAAACCAACTAGTGAACCATTGGTTGGTATTATGTATAGTGGCGAAGTCAATGATTTGGCGAGTCCATACCCCATAGACGACATAAAAGCGGCTATGAAAACGGCATTGCCAACTCTTGTATTCTTACACGATTAATGTAGAAAGGAGGTAAAAAAATGAAAGAATCACTATTTATTGAATACATCAGAAAGATTTTCCCGAAACTTCAAACCATCATCGAGAGAATCAATGGTAAGCGAGGCAATCAGCTTACATATCTTCACAAGACAATGCTTCGCAAAGAATATTCCGCAGACCAAAAGTGGGAAAGTGCATCAGTTAACACAACTTATGTTGCGGCCGACATGGTAGCAATGGACTCACCTCTCCCTCCCAAGATGAGAGACTCCATTGCACACGCAAATGGTACATTGCCAAAGGTCGGAATGAAAAAAATTCTTCGTGAGACTCAGATCAACACAATCAACATCATGAAAGCTCAAGGAGCTGCGTTCACTAATATAGCTAACAAGCTAACCAACGATGCGGTAGCTTGCTCTGTTGGTATCGATGAAAAGAACGAAGCAAACTTTTTAACTGCTTTATCTGATGGAGTTGTAATCGTTGAAGATGAAAACAATACAGGAACTGGATTGCGCATAAATTTCAACTATTTACCGCAAAATAGCTTTGGTGTAGAAACAGCAGGAACTATTTCCTCTGATGACATAAAGCGTGTTATTGCAAAAGCTGACGCAGATGGAAACTCAATTACAACGATAGCAATCTCGTTATCGACTTACAATAAAATGAGACAAGAACAATGGGCAAAAGAATTGGTTGCCAACTATCGAGGTCAGACATTCGACAGCAACACTAAGTTACCTGTTCCTACTGCTACATTGTTTGACGAAGCATTTGCCGATGACAACAACGGAATTACATTCTTAAAGATTGACCGTACAGTCATTTCTGAGAAAAATGGTAAACGCATTCCGTACAAACCGTGGAATGCGAACAAACTAATATTCCTTACTACACAAGAAGTTGGCGCATTGGTTTGGGGCACACTTGCAGAAGTTACTAATCCCGTAGCAGGAGTAATTTATTCCACGGTAGATGAATACAAACTTATCAGCAAGTATTCTAAAAATGATCCTTTGCAGGAATTTACAAGTGGTCAAGCATTAGTTCTCCCTGTTATTGAAAACGTAGACCAAATCTACTCTCTTGACATCTCAGAGGCTCAAACGATTGACACTACCGAAGAGGGAAAAGATTCTACCGATAAGAACATCACCATTTGGGGACAAGCTTACATAAAAGCAAACTTCGTCGCAGAGTTCAATAAAATAACCGGTAAAAACTTATCGACGACTATTTCAGACGATAAGTTAATTGCTGCTGTAAACAAATTGAATGATGCCGATGAAGCTAAGCTCAAAAAAGCTGTTGAATCATATAAAACAACAAATGGAGATAGTTAAGCCATGAAGACAATTCAGCAAGCTCTTATAGACGAAATACATTACCCTATCCCAGAAGGTTTTGTAGAGAATGTGATGATAAAACGCAAACTCAATCCAGTTGGTGATTGCGATTCAGATACAATGAACTCAAAGGAGTATATGGGAGCTTTGGCTGACTGTCTTTGGTCTTTAGTTCAGGCTATCAATTTTTCTGAAGCAGACAAGTCTTTCGGTTCTTTATCAGATAAAGACAAAGAACGTATTCTGTTACGTGTTAACTCAATCTATAATGCCATTGGTGAACCTTCGGTAGAGTTGGAGGCAAAGCCAATGGTATATATAGGTGACTGCCTTTTGTAATATGTCAGTAATAAGACTATATCCACACAGATTGCAGTACCTCGTATCAAAAGATGGTTACGAGGATAGCAATGGTGATTATCATGAAGGAGAAACTAACTGGGAAGGCTGTATTGAATGCGACGCAGTTCCTGCTGGTAAAGCCTCTGAAAAAGAGTTTGACGATGGTATTGTAAGAAGCTATTCATATACAGTTTATCTACGTGCAAATTGTCGAACATTCATGATCGGTGACAGGATTAAGATACATCTGCTTGAAGGAATTGAAAGGAAGTTTAGTGTGAAAGGTTTCCATCGCTACCAGAAACAATGTAAACTATGGGTATAAGAATGACCACCAAGCTAAGCGAAGTGCATGACATGCTCATGAGAGAAACAGAGCGTGTCGAGCGTCTTACTATTCGTTCTTTATCCAAACTTGGCGAACAATGCGTTACAAAAATTCGTGATAGAGCAGGTGATAAAAGTTGGTACGACCAAACAGGCAACTTGCGTAGTTCGGTTGGATATGTGATTGCTCATAATAAGAACATTATTCAATACTCAACTTTCAACCAAGTGAAGCAAGGTTCAGAAGGTGTAAAAACAGGTAAAGACTTAGCGAAAGAACTTGCTAAAAGATATTCTAATAACTATGTACTTATCGTAGTCGCCGGAATGAACTATGCTGAATTTGTAGAAGCGATGGATAATAAAGACGTACTTGCATCAACCGAACTTTGGGCAAGAGAACAAGTTCCATTGATGCTTGAAAAACTTAAAAGACAGATTGCGAAATAATGAAATCCGATATTGAAATAGCTAAGTTCGTTTATCACAAAATTAAAGGTACAGAACTCGAACGTAATGTCTCCGGTAAATTGAGTGACAGAGGAAGGCCCAACAAATCTGATAAAGAAGATATAGTCATATCTGTTCTTGCAAATGAAGGTTGCGGGCAAATACAACGAGCCTATGTGAATGTCAATATATATGTCAAAGACTTATGGAACTCTGAAACCAAAACATGGGAAAAAGATTCAATCCGAATTTGTGAATTATGCGAACTATCGAAGTTTTTATTCGCTATACGAAAAGACGAATATCATACGGTTCCATCACAATGCAGTCAAAAAACTGATTCAACAGGAGTTTCATTTGAAGACGGACATACAGAGCATTTCATTAATAACAAACTGTACATAGAGATAAATAACGAATAAATTTTTAATATAAATTAGGTATATCATGGCAGTAATAGGATGGGGTAAGCCCCGTGTATTTATAAAAGATTTGGATGCTTCTGCTCCTAAATGGGAGGAATTACCTACCCCTGTGGAAGATTCTACACAGTTGACAACAACAAAAGGAGATAAACAAGAAGCAAAAATCGAAGGAGGCGAAAATGAGGATGTAAAGTATGGAAAGAATACCTATGCTTTGGCATTGAACATTCGTGCCGCAAAAGGACGTAAGCGTCCTGTAAGTGATAGCGATGGTGTTGTTGCACACAATTATGCCGTTGTTGTTCAACCGGAAGACACAGAAGTTCAAGGCTTCTGTATGGAGAAAACAACAGTTTCCGTCGAAGACACCTTTACTTCTGCTGACGGTGGTGTTTGGGCATACACTTTTGATGCTTTGAAAGCAGCCGCCGATAAAAAACAAATTCAGTGGGGTAAAATCATCGTGACGGAATCCGGTGGAAACATCAGTAAAATTGAATGCGATCCTGAAGATGAGTCTGGAGACGGTGATAAATTCGAAGTAGCTCCTAATCCAAGTGTTGGTGGATAATTCAATAGGTTGTAGATAGAGCCAAACGTGGGGGCTTCGTACCCACGTGTTCTGCGTATCTAGTGTAACGGTAGCACATATACACTCCATGTATAAAGTTGTGGTTCGACCCCACAGTTGCGCTCAGTATAATTTATTTTGCATGGACAAAGAAGGGAAAATAATAGAAATGGATATTGCAGATACTATCATGGAAAGACCTTATGAGTTCCATATAGGAGAAATGCAATTCTACTTATACCCTGCCACATTGGGTAAAATATACCTTTTATCACGTCTTACCGAAAATTTAGAAATAAATAAAGACTTCCTTTCTCTAAATCCATATATGGAAGCATTACGATTATGCGATTCCAAAAGAGATATTATATGCAAAATATTGTCTTACCATACATTCGATAAAAAGGAAGAATTATTCAATAGCCACCTAATAAATGAAAGACGAAAGCTATTTGAAGACAACCTATCGAATGAAGAACTTGCTCAACTATTCATAATAGTGTTATCAAAGGATAACATTGACCAGTTTATTCAACACTTTAAGATTGATATTGAGAAAAAAGAACAAGAAAAAATATCAAGAATCAAGAAAAAGAAGTGTAACACTATAACCTTTGGAGGTAAAAGTATTTATGGTACTTTGATAGATATAGCCTGCGAACGCTATGGCTGGACTATGGACTATGTTGTATGGGGTATTAGTTATGCCAACCTGCATATGTTACTTAATGATTACATAACATCTATATACCTTACTGACGACGAGATAAAAAAATATCATATATCTACGGACCGAACATTTATAAACGGGGACGATCCTAAAAATATAGATAAAATAAAAGGCATGAAGTGGGATTAAAAGTAATAGTCAAGACTTACTTGTTCTTACTCATCTATAAGCTTTACCTATTCTTTCCCCCTTTACCGCTCCGTTTAACCAAGTCGATTTATCTATATCTACTACGAAACAGCCTTTTATTTGAATACCTGCATTTAATGCTTGTTCAAGGTAAGACTGAGCAAAATAATCAAAATTGGGATTGTTTATTGGTCGTACCCCTATGACTAAAAATCCTGCATCTGTTATTGTTGCTTTGTATATTCCAACGGACAAACCCATTATGGACTCGCAAAATGATTCTCCGTCCATTCGTACCTCTCGGCGAAATTGCAGCTCTTTCTTGTATAACAGATCTGTTATTTTGGTGTTTGAGAAGACCATGATTAATCCATATAAGCTATAGTCGGTGGCGTATAGTGAAATTTCATACGGATATTTCTTGTAGTCAAATTCGTATTTCCCTGATATGCCATCGTGTTCTTTCTTATACGAAGCAAGGTTTATTTTTTGAGATTTGAAGAAGTCAATAGCAGCCAAATAATGTTTTTTCCCATCTCCTTGTTTGCCAATTCCATTCCGCCTTACATCGACTTCATACAACGAATCATTGTAGAATCTCAATGAAGCGGACAATGCTATTTCTTCATCATCATGTAAAAACTTATACGAGAACCCGTTTCTCTCTTCACAGTATAGTTCAACAATCCCAGCTCTTGCAAGCGAATCGACAATAGTATGAGCCTCGTGTTCCGTCATGTTATATTCGAGTCCGAACGGTAGGTCTTTGGTATAATCAGTAGGATATTTATCTGTACAAGAATGGAATGAATAAATACATGTAAATATTAAGATGTAGAATATACGCTTCATAATTAATACTTATTTACCATCTTGAAAATATTATTTATCAGCACATTTTTTCGCCAAATCCAGACCCTCTTTAAGACCATCGGCATAATTAAAAATATCATCGATAGTCTCAATGTCAATCCATTCATTCGTCTTGTAGTTATCCTTTGGCAAGCATATTTTTTTACTCCGTTTCCCTATATAAATGCGGCAAATCCACCACCATGTACTACCATCTATGTTCACGGAAAAATAAGTCTTGTAGTCGTTATATTGAATACGAGATACATCTACATACTGCCTCAATATACTGCGCACAATGTTATAGGCATCTATCTCCTCTTGTGTAGTAACTATACCTTTTTCTCGGTCTTGAAATACTACACCATCGGGAAGTTTTTCTTCGTTTATTTCGTCCGACTGTTGATTTCCATTCTCAACCTCCTGTGGCATTTGCTTTTCCTCCTTATTCTCATTCTTCATAGCCACATTCAAACGGTCGGATATAATATCGTTAATCACCGAAGCAATGGATTTCTTAACAATCGGTCTATATTGGTCCACAAGTTTTGCCGTATATTTCCCATCATTAAGATTACGGACAAAATAACGTGTAAATTCATCGTCCGGCATTTGGAAATTACGATTAAGCATTTCTTTTACTTGTATCGTGATTTGTAACTCTTGTGCCGTACTCAATATATCTTGCTCATTATAATAAGACTTATGAAACTTTTTTAGTTGCTCAATATCGTTGTCCGATAAATCAAGCATATTCACCACAAGGAACGGCTTTTCGTCCATTATGTTCACCTTCTCTAAATCTGTATAAAAGCGATATTCTATTCCATTCGTCAAGACCCCAAACCTAGCCTTTGAAGCGACAAAATATCTTTGTAACTGAGTGTCATGTAAATTCAAGTTTTGTTTACAATGCTTGCATTCTATAAGTAGTATAGGATTTTCGTCCTTCATTATGGCATAGTCTATTTTTTCGCCTTTCCTCTTAACTAAGTCACAATCCATTTCCGGTACAACCTCAAAGGGATTGAATACATCATATCCCAATGCTGCTATCACAGGCATTACAAAAGAGGTTTTTGTCGCTTCTTCCGTTGCTATGCTATCCTTCTGTTTAGCAATTTTCTCTACAATCTGTTGAATTGTATCTTTGAAATCCATATCTTATGCTGTTAAGATTGTTTCGTCAAAAGTATAATACAATAATCATTTATTAAAATATTTATACTCACACATTAGTTAAACTTTATTAACTCTATTCTATTTTATCAAAAGTATATGAATTTCATACACTTTTGTATATTTGCAAATGATGTGATGTTACATCTACCCCCTTTAATCGAAAAGACTCATGGCCGGACTTCATTTTGATATAACAGGCGACAATTCTAATTTTCTTCGTAAACTGCGAGAAGTAGAAACCGGAGTAACCAATACTTCTAAGGAAATAGAAAAAAATGGATTGGGCATAGAAGATATGTTCAACAAAATGACGAAAGCAGCTGCAGCTTTTGGGGCTGGCTTTACAGCAAAAGAACTTATCCAAAATATTATACAAGTAAGAGGTGAATTTCAACAATTAGAGGTCGCCTTTACCACTATGCTTGGAAGTAGTGAAAAGGCAAACGTCCTTATGGCTCAGCTCACAGAAACAGCCGCCAAAACTCCATTCGATCTACAAGGTGTTGCCAATGGAGCTCGTCAATTACTGGCTTACGGTACTTCTGCCGAAGATGTTAACGAGACTCTTATACGATTAGGGAACATTGCAGCCGGACTTTCACAACCTTTGGGCGACTTAGTATATCTCTATGGTACAACTATGACACAAGGTCGACTTTATACACAGGACCTAAACCAATTCACTGGACGAGGTATTCCAATGATAAAAGAACTTGCCAAAGAATTTGGAGTAGCTGAAAGTGAAATCAAAGGAATGGTAGAAGCTGGTATGATAGGGTTCCCAGAGGTTCAGAAAGTCATACAGAACCTTACCAACGAGGGTGGTATGTTCTTTAACTTAATGCAAGAACAAAGCAAAACCATTACCGGACAGATTTCTAACATAGGAGATAGTTTCTCGATGATGTTGAACGACATCGGCAAAGCGAATGAAGGTATTATCAATGATGCATTATCCAGCGTCTCTTATTTGATAGAAAACTATGAAAAAGTAGGAAAAATACTAATTGAATTGGTCGGTACATACGGAGCATACAGAACTGCGCTCATTACTATTTCCGCCATTGAGAATTTGCGCTATCAAGCCACTCTTGCTCACATGGCAGGATTGACAAAGATGCAAGCTATTATTACCGTTCTGAAAACGAAAACGGATGCTCTAAATGTAGCAATGGCAAAAAATCCATATGTTGCAGTAGCAGCGGCAATAGCAGCACTAGGTTTAGGTATTTATAAATTAGTTACATATCAAACAGAAGCAGAAAAGGCACAGGAAAGGCTGAATGCTGCGGAAAAAGAATCTGAGAAAGCATCCTTATCTGAGCAAAGGGAACTTGCTAAGCTCAAGGGAGAATTATCTGCATTAAAAGAAGGTACAAATGAATATAATACCGTCAAAGAAAAAATTGTTGCAGGGTATAGCAAGTATTATGAAGGTCTAGAAGAAGAAATCAATAAAGTTGGACTCACGGAAGAAGCATATAAAAAACTCACAGATGCAATCACGCATTCTTACGGGGCAAGACAATACCAGCAATTCAAGTCGCAGCAGGAAGATTGGTTGGACAACATAATGTCCGATAATCTCGGAAAGATACAAGACCGCCTATATAGCGAGTTAGGAGATAAAGAAGGTGCGAAACTCTATTCACAAATCTACCATGCCATATTGGAACAAAGAGATTTGGATGCTGAGATCCAAGACAAACTAAATGAAATACAAGACAAAGGTACGATTTTTGCGGATTCACGTATTGATACATATATCTCCAATATCCGAGAAGCGCAAAAAATAACAGAGGATTTAGATGAAAAAGCGCGTGAAAAGTTTGGCGTTACAAGTATAAATACCTCTCAACAGGCAGCAAATGAGCCATTTTCCACCGAAGGTAAATCCATCTCCCAACTTGAAGAAGAAATCAAGAAGGCTGAAACCTCACTTGCCTCATTAAAAAAGGCCCTTGCAGACGGCAGCGGCACGAAAGAAGCAGTGGATCAACAAGAGGCTTATATCAAGTCGCTTCAAGACACTATACTTGAACGTGAGAAAGATTTGAGGGTAATCAATGAAGTCAAAACACAAATCTCAAAATTAGAGAAAGAGCAGGGAGAAACTGTAAGCGGAAGCAAGGAATACAATGCGTTACAATTACGAATTGACTCACTCCGTGCAAAGCTGCCTAAAACAGCCACCGGATTGACTGACATAAACGCCTATACCGACCAGATGAACAGGATTAAAGAACTCCGTAAAAAAAATGCAAGTGAACGAATACGACTTGATACGGATTTGGAGAACCAAGTAGAACAGGCTCGGATAAATGCGATGGAGGACGGCATAGACAAAGAAATGGCGCAACGTGAACTGAACAACAAAATAGAATTACAAGACATCGAAAGACAGAAGCAGGAATATATCCGTAAAATTACGGAGGCGCAAAGACAAATATTTGAAGCAGAGGAGAACGCCAAAGCCGCCAAAGATAAGAACTACAAGAAAAAGGCGTTTGACCCTTCCTCTGTCTCTGTTGATACATCGATGTTTGACAACATGTCAGAATACACCAAACAGAAGCAGGCCAACGAAACGGCAAATTATTATAACAATATTCTCGCCAAGTATCAAGACTATACAACAAAGCGTTTAAGCGTTGAAAAGAAATACCAGAATGATTTAGCAAATCTGGAAAAAGCGGGAGGTACGGAGGCGCAAAAGACTGAATTGTCCTATCAGCGGAAAGAAGCATTAAACGCTATTGATAAAGAATTTGCCATGCGTGAAGTTTCTTTTCAGACGTGGGCAAATAGTATAACAAATATGAGTTTGGACGAACTGGAACGGTTGCTTACCGAAGCGGAACAGGAATTAGCACGCATGGAAAATGAAGGAGGGACAAACGGAAACGAACTTGCAGTGCAGCGTGCAAAGGTAACGGCAACGAAAGACCGAATCGCCAATGTAAAAAGTAAAGAAAGCACATCGCCGGATAAACGAAGTATTAAAGAGTGGCAGGAGTTGTATAAAACTTTATCTAAGGTAGAAAGAGAGTTTGAAGAACTTGGAGATACAATAGGGGGCACGGTCGGTGAAATCATATCCGCAGCCGGAAGTATCTCCTCTTCTACGTTACAAATGATTGATGGTATTGTAACACTTGCAAATAGTTCTTCTACTGCCATGTCAGGAACGGCCGAAGCTGCATCTACGGCAATTCAGAATGTAGAAAAAGCCTCCGTAATACTGTCAATTGTAGGTGCAGCCTTGCAAGTAGCAACAAAAATAGTAAGCTTATTTAAACAAGAGTCGTCGTATGAAAAGTACGAAGAAGCAAAGGAGGTGTACGAGTCATATATAGATATATTGGATCAGATAATCGAGAAGCAATTGGAATTGGCCGATTCGCTGGCGGGAGAAAACGCACAGGCTGCCTATGACAAAGCGATAGAATTATACAAGAAACAGGCAGATTCGGCACGGGTATTAGGAGCACAATATTACAAATCTAGGGAATCCGGGGAAAAATCGAAAGGGTATCAAGATTTTTACGGTATGTCCGCCGCCGGTTGGCAGCAAGCCGCATCCGCACTAGGTATATCTGCGCAAGAATTGGCTATGATGATGTCAAAAAACATGACTAACTTATTTAACCTTCCCGTTGAGCAATTAGAAAAACTAATGTCGGAAGCTCCTCTATTTATATCACAGTTGGATAGTGAAGCGCAAGAATACATAAAGCAGATTATCGAAGCGGAGAATAATATTAAATCGACGGCAGAGCGAGAGATGGAGAACGCCACAGGCATATCTTTTGAATCTTTCTCCGATGACATATTAGAGTCCTTGTATGATGTGGAGAAAGGAGCGGAGGACATTGCGGACGACATCGCAGACTATATGAGAAAAGCTCTCATTAAAGCCATGTATGTAAAGCAATATGAACCGGAAATGCGCAAATGGTATGAGATGTGGGCGGAGGCAACAGGAGACGGAGAAATCGACCCGGAAGAACAGTCCGCACTGGATAACCTAAAAAATTCAATCATTCAAGGAGCCGAAGCGGGAGCCGCCGCTATCAATGCACAATTTGGAACAGGTTCTACCACCGAACAAAAGTCGACAGCCGGAGGTTTTGAAACCATGTCACAAGATACAGCAACAGAATTAAACGGCCGGTTTGCAGCGTTGCAGCTTTCTGGTGAAGAAATCAAAAATCAAATGATTTCAGCCGTAATCTCTCTAAATTCTCTTTTATCTGTATCAACTAATAGCAATTCTATATTAAATAACATTCTTAATCAACACGTGATTACCAACAGCTACTTAGAAGACATTGCAAAATACACGAAGCCAATTCTTGAATTTGGCGATAAATTTGATAGAATGATTTCAATTTTTAACAATAAACTATAAAATGGCATCGAGAGAGTTTTACATAAATGGGAAAGACTGCTATACAACTTGGGGTATAAGTATGGATACATCATCTCTTTCCTCCTTAATGACACCACCGCCTTTAAAAGAGTTCATCGAAAACAAGTCTCGATTAGAACATGGCAAACGAGTCCTGTCCTCTAATCCTAAAATCGATGAACGAAATATCACTTTAACTTTTAACCTGACGGCAAAAACGGAAGAAGAATTCTTTTCAAGATACAACAACTTTTGTGAAGAATTGGCAACAGGCATAATAAATATAAAAACAAAGTATCAACCAAATATTACTTACAAAACAATCTATATTTCATGCAATCAATTTACGCAATTCATGAGAGGAATAGCACGATTTTCTCTAAAACTTGTCGAATATAATCCAGCAGATAGAAATTCATAAAAAAGTGCATGTTTTTCATACACTTTTATTATCTTTGACTGAAATCGTATGAAGATATACGAAACCATCATGATAGACATTAAAAACATACAAGGAGATACTATTTTATCAGTTCCTATAACAGAAGAATGTGTTCATGTAGAGGAATTGATGAAATCCGATTATGTAGAATTGTCGTGGAACTCGGACCAAAATGAAGAGATTCCGGTAGGGGCTTATATTATACTCGATGGTGAGAAATATTCTCTTTTGGAGCCATATAATCCAAAACAAAAGAACGAGGTCGAATTTCAATACAAACCACAATTTCATTCGAAATTTATATCATGGGGTAAAGTGCCTTTTTTCATGTATTCTTACGATGAGAATAACGAGATAACGAATCGGGAGCCGGATTGGTCTCTTACCGATAACCCGGCCAATTTCATGAGTGTTATTTGTAAGGCTATCGAGAACGAAACCGGGGATACATGGACTTACGCCGTCGATTCTTCTCTTAACGCTTCCACTTCTTTGTCTTTCCAATCAATTGACATATTGTCTGCCTTGAACAGTATAGCCTCTGCGTTTGAGACAGAATGGTGGGTTGAGAAAGATTCCATGATTATTCATCTGTCGAAATCCGAACATGGAGCTGTTGTTTCTCTCGAAGTTGGTGAAAACATCAATACACCTTCGGTTACGGAGGGAAAAGATGGGTATTATACCCGATTTTACGCATTCGGGTCAACTCGAAACATCGTACAGGAATACAAAGGTGCTAATGTCAACAATTTGGTCAACAAACGGCTGACTCTTGACCCTAAAAAATATCCGAACGGATATAAAGATATAAGGCCAAACCTTCAACAGGGAGAGATATTTAGCAAAATCCTACTGTTCGATGATATATACCCTTCATCGGAACTCTCCATATCAGATGTCAGATTCCGCCTTATGTGGCGTATAGACTCGGAAACGAATGATAAAATACAGATAGGCACAGATGAAAATGGAGACCCTATATACGACCAATATGCGATATGGTATTTTCAAATACCGGAATTTAACTTCGACAATTCCCCTTATGACGAAGAAAAAAATCCGAATGGTATGCGTATACCAAATAAGGAACCTTCGGTACATTTCCAATCGGGGGCTTTGCAAGGTATGGAATTTGAGCTTATATACCATGATGAGAGTAAAACAATAACGAGTGATGATGGCATAAGCTTCGAAGTCAAAAAAGGAGATTTCGAGATTAAATATAAAGAGGAAGAAGGTAACTATATTATCCCTGCTATTACGGGACTTATACCGTCGGAAAATGACGATATTATCCTATTCAACGTCAAAATGCCGGAAGAATATACAGATTCGGCGTACATACGGCTGGAAACAGCTATGAACGAAGAAATAGAACGGCTTTCTTCCGACCAAAACAATTACCAGTTTTCATCTAATCCTGTGGTGTTCGATGAAAACAATCCTGATTTATCCATAGGAAGAAAAGTCGAATACATAAACGCAGGATATTCATATGTTACTCGTGTTATAAGCCTTACAACCAAACTCGACTATCCTTGCGAACAGACTATTACCATCGGGAACAACCTAATAAAAGGGAATACGCAAGAACTGAAAGAAGAGGTTGCATCTGCCAATAAGAATATCGACTTGATTTCTGCCATCAATGATATGACGGCTTCCCTGCAACAATCGTATCAACGGACTGTAAAACAAATGCAGGAAGGATTTGCCCGTATTAACGATATGTGGAAATTCGACACAGAGTTGGAAAATACGATATACTCGAAATTTAATGTGTATTCACAGGGTGGAATATCCGCTCTTGGTGTATGGCGTGGGGAAGGGGGTGGCGGTGGTGAAGGAGGGCTCATCAAGCTCGTGTATGGGTTCGACGATCTGGGCGGGGCGTTCGACAACACCACGATGACGGATACTTTCAACGCCTACACCATCAACGAGATTTGGAAGCTCGCCAATGCCGGTGCATCTACGATAGGTACAGGCAATGTGGTGACGGCCGTCAGCAAGACAGCCCTCGGTATCGTTGTCACCAAAGGCATCACCCTGTACGATTGGGTGCGGCAGCCGAACAAGCCTACATATTCGCTCTCGGAGATAAACAACGTGAGCGGTACATATACGGGGCTGACCGTAGGCAATGCGAACAACGCCGATTATGCCACGAATGCCGGATATGCCGTCTCGTCAGGAATTTCCGCCAACACGAATGCTTTTGCGAACAAGGACATTTACCACTACCAAGAGGCCGGGTGGATTATTCTGTCATCGCATAAGTATACAGATTCCGAGAGTCGTTGGTATTGGAACAAGATTGCTACCGTCACGAACAGCCATACGAATTACTCGGGCGTGGTCATCGAAATCGAGGCCGTCGAGGATTATGTGACCGGAGGAGCCGTTTACGGAAGGCTTTACCTTACCTGTGGGGAGGGGGCTATATCCCTTAACTTGATGACCATGCAGAAGTGTCAATCCCAGAGGGACCTGTACATACATGCCTGTATAGACAAGAGCGGGAACGTGTGGGTGAAAACGAATACGCAATGGCATAACCAGTTCCGGTTCAGAACTGTCGGAAAAGAGTACCTCTATATCGACACATATACGAGCGATATAGAAATCACTCTCGACAAACCTGCCGACACGAGCGAGGAGATAGAAAACCGGATAGTCGTGCTCCGGGACGGTAATTTCACGTATTTCTCGAACTCCCGTCTCGACAACGTCACTTGCAGCCAAGCCGATAAATTAGCCAGTTCCCGGACGATTTGGGGACAGTCGTTCGACGGTACGGGTGACGTTTCGGGTAATCTGACCGGTGTAGGCAGCATTTCCATGAGCGGAGATATAAATGGGGTTGAAAGAATTTACTGTTCAGTAGTCGTGGCGAAAACCGGTAGCAAGAGGGTTACTATCTATAATGGCGGAATATTGGCCACAAACTATCTCCGTTCGAACGGGTATATCACATCGGACGGTAACATCACGGCCGGAGGGGATATATCGTCGCAAGGCAATATCTCGGCACAAGGCTCGGTCACCGCTCTAACGACTTCGGACAAACGTTTGAAGCGAGATTTCGACTATACCCGAAGTTATACAGACAGGCTCTTGGCGATGGGCAGGGTATGCGATTTTCTATACACCGAAAAAGCACGGAAGCGTAACAAGGGCGGCGTGGACGGGGAAGCCCATACGGGGCTGATCTATCAAAAGGTGAAAGAGGTATTGCCATCGATGGCCTACGAAACGGAGGACGGTTACGGGGCTCTGAACTACCTGTCGCCCGACTATATCAACACCATCGCCGGGGCAACGCAGGAGACCGCCCGTCTGGTTAAAGCCCTTATGGGAGATATAGAACGATTGAAAAAAGAATTGTCCGAATTAAAAGGGAAAGGAGGAAAGTGAGCCTATGGCCATCGATAAAAACAAGATAGCAGCTCCGGTAGCGATAACCGACCCCTATAACCTACTTGGAATTTATCCGAAGAACGGGGTATGGGACGTGGCCGACATCGTTGCCCTCGAACGACCCCTGTTGCAGGGTGGCCGTCCGGGACGTATCAACAAGTGGAGCCGGCATAAACCGGTGCGCTATCCGCAGGCTGCACCGCTTTCCGAAAACTATCCCCAGCAATCCGGCGGGGTCACTACATACATCAATCAATGGGAAGGAAGCGAAACGGATAAGAATCAAGGCATACGCTATGGCTTGAAAGCTACGATACCGCACGGCACGAATATCGTCGCTATCCATGATACCTCTTTCGATTATGTCGCCTATCCTCACTCGGGGACGGATTTTTGCCGCCTGAGCGATTTCGACGGCTACGACCACAATGCGGAACCTAATCTTACCGGAAGTAAAATTGACGAAATCAGTGCGGACGTGCCGTATCTTTTTGTCGATATTAACTATTACGATACTTCGGTGAATCCTACCGGTGTACCCGTCGAATCGTGGCTGTCGCTGGCCTCCGACAAGAGTATCGGCGATTATTACCCGGCTATTTTGGCAACCGATGGAAATGGAAGCAGTTTTGCCCGATTGCTGACAAATACCTCGACAAATACCGTAACCACCTTGCGGGTGGGCAATGTGTGGTACTCCGCTTTCAAGGTCAAGTTTTTCAGTGACGGTACTACTCCGCCGATACTTCCTGTCGGACAGAGCGACACATTTCCGGGGGAGGATTCGATAGGGACGAATTTGAAGGTGACATTGTTCCTTATCGATAAGAAGTCGTTCGAATACTGGACAGGGGTCGACAAACAGATCACCGTGGCGGATTATTTCCCCATACCCACATCGATAGCCATGACAGCCGAGATAAACAGCACATATACCCCGATTAAAATCGTGGATTTCACTTTTCTTTCGAGTTACTTTCAGGTGCGTATCAGTTTTCCGAACGGAAATCCTCCGGTGGGTGAGAAATACACCTTCCGCATTTCGGGGTCCGGATTCCTCGCGATATATGATTACGAATACAAGGGAGCAGGGATTCTCATTTTGAATATCCCTTTGGGGACGATACATCCGGACCTTCCACCGGGAGCCCATACCTATTACCTGACCTGTTCCGTGTATGGGGTCTCCTCGTCGGGCGAGGCCGGCGTCCAACTCGACTCACTATCCAAAAACGTGACATTCGACATTCCCGACAGCGGGATTATCAGTTAACCATAAATACAAAACATTATGATTGAGTTAGTAAAAATCAGCGAAAACATCAGCCGTTCGTTCAACGGAAAAGAGACTGTGGAAACCCTGCAAGCGGTCAATTACCGAATTGTGGAAAACGGTGTGGAAAAAGGCCATGTCACTGTCGGGCAAGGCAGTTTTAACATGAATGTCTATTCCATGACCTCCACGGTCGAGGAAACGAAATCACACCGGCAGACTGACCACTCAATGTTCAACGCATTATCCGATGGCAGCGATGAGTGACAAAAAGTACGAAGAGAAATACTCGTGGGAGGATATTAAATTTACCATTGGCTTTGAGGACAAGAACGGGAGCCCGATCGATGCCGAGACGAAGAAGTTTAAGTTCATCTACAAGGACGAGGCGGGTTGTTGTTGCGAAGTGAGCTACGACGGGAATACACGTAAAAACTGTGTGTTCCGTGACGGCGTGCTGTACGGCATATTCAATTCCGGGACTTTCCGCTATGGCTTGCTCACGGTCGAGAGGCACTACTGGATAGAGGATGCCGATTTCGATGACGGCAAATGGGACTATGGCGATGTTTACAAAACCAATATAATCATCAAGTGATATGGCAGATAGTGATTGCATAATCGTTCATGAGCAGGTGGTAGTGCCCGATGCCTCCGTGGTGAAAGAAATGGTTGCCTTGCCCGGTGAAAAAGGTGACAAGGGAGACCCTTTTACCTACGACGATTTTACACCGGAGCAAATCGCCGATCTTCAACGTCCTGCGACAGAGGCGGCGAAAGTTGCCAATGAGGCAGCTGAAAAGGCAAACAAGGCGGTCACGGATATAAAGGTTCTCGGTGTCACGTTGGCGGCAGAAGAAGCAAAACGGGAATCTGCTGAAAGAGGCCGTACTTCGGCAGAGAGTGAGAGAGCCGAAGCGGAAGTTCTAAGAGAGACGAGTTTTTCCCAAATGCAAACTACGCTCGAAGGGCTTATTACGGATACCCGCACAGCCACATCGAACGCTAACACGGCGGCGGGAAATGCGGAGAATGCCGCAACGGCAGCTAACAACTCGGCAACTCTCGCTAATGCGGCAGCCGATAAAGCGAACCAAGCGGCGGAGAGTGTGGACGGTAAATATTTTCAAGATAATATCTTTATACCGTTCTATAAATGTTCATTTACAAATGGACATTTAGATACAGAATTTGCAATCCCTATAAATGGTGACTTGGAAGATTTGTTTGTTATTTCTTTTTATAATATTGCTAGTTCGTGGATTAAGCGCGTTAAAAAGGGGAATACAATATGGGAAATTAAACAAAACATTTATATAGGTAGAGAATATCGTCATACGATAAACAATGATGTATTATTCTATGAAGGATATGCATTTGTTCGGGGACGTATAACAGGACTTGCTAAAATAGATTTAAATGATGGCAGTTTAGAGTTCAATAAAGAGGTTATAACTGAATATGAAAATATAAGTCTATACAACAATTATATAGTTGCTACTGGTGAAAAAAAAATTTTAATTATCGAACCGATCAATTTTTCTGTATATAAACAAATAGACATTGATTCATTTACTTATAGCATAACCTCTTATAATGATAGAGTTTTAATTTCAGCAGGGAAAAAACTTTATATTATAAAAGATGTTGATTCAGAGATTCATATAATAGAAGGGGAAAGTATTATTTCATCTTTTTACATTAAATATCTTATTAATAATGATATAGATTGCTATTTGTTGTATGATAAAGGAGATACGAGATTAGTTGCAGAAGATAACAGCTTTGATGTAAAATCATCTGATGAATGTTTTAATACATTGGGATTCAATCCATTATATTCACTAAATTACAAAAATTATGCTGGTAATGCAATTATTTTTATAATATGTAACATTGGGTATCTTACATTGAAAGGGTTTATTGGTAGCATTTCACTTCTCTGCAAGAATAATGACTGCCCCACGTACAGTAGATTGGAAGAAATCAGTAAATATTTTCTAGAAGACGGTTATGTAAGAAGAATTGGAGATATTATGTATAAAGTAAAAGTAGGTTATGATACAAATTAAATTAGACGGTGTAAAAGTCGAAACCATCTATTATGGAAAATATAAAAAGGAGAGATGGATAGAGGTAGAATCTATCCCATCTCCCGAAGAGATACCCGGGAAAATACCCGTGATGTATTACCGGAACGGGGTGATAGTCTATGAGTACGAGGACGCACCGGAAGCGACGGAGGACGGCATGGAAACATCTACTGTACCAATGGACTACGGAGAAATGGTAAACGGATTGATCCGTCGAAAATATACCTTGTCGGAGGAGTTGGCGATACTTCGGCAAAGAGATACGAAAGCAGAGGAGTTCGAGGCTTATAACGCCTATGCGGAATCCTGCAAAGAGGAAGCTATATTGTTAATCGAAAAACAGAAACATTGATATGGGAGGGATAAACGAGGCTACGGAGGTAGCCAGAGGGATAAGCGAACAGGGGTTCTTGGTGATGACCGCAGCATTCTTCTTGGTGTTGTCGGCCATGATGATGGTGGCCTGCTTCAAGTGGTTCAAGTCGATTATCACCAAGAGTATGGAGGATTATGGAGAATCCCTGAAAGAGCTTATTGAAAAAACGAACGACCAGAATAACATGTTGTCCGACATATCGGAAGGTCTTAGACCGGAAACGCAGCTTCGAATAAAGAACATGACGAGTGAATTTTTCAACCTTTCCGCCAGACGGGTTTTGGAAATTATCGAACAAGTTAGGAAGGAAAACCATATATCCGACAGGAATAGGACGCATGAAAAAATTATCGGAAATCTCACGAACCAGTACGAGGACAGGAACAGCCGTTTCGACTACTTTACCTATCGGGGTAAACGTCTTTCATGTTATACCAATCCTGAATGGATAGACTGGGTGGCAGAGGTTGTCGAGAACGAGATATATGCCCATACGGTGAACGATGACAGGGCTAAAACCAATGTATTTTCTGTCTATGACCGTATCAAGCTCGATTTTTATCACCGATTAAATAACGAATAATATGAAGAAAATTTTGGAAAGAATCAAAGGGTTGTTATTGTCTATTCCCCACGACAAGCTGCTGCATTTTATCGCAGGAGGTGTCATCGCCTCTTTCTTCTCCATCGTGATAGGTGCGACGGCGGAATATTGTGTGCTGTTCTCTGCCATAGCGGGCTGTATCAAGGAGGCTGTCGACGAGTGGAGGAAGCCGGGGGCTTGGTCGTATGCCGACTTGCTGGCGACCATACTGGGCGGGCTGGTGATTCAAATCGAGGTTTGGATTGCCTGACGAAAAAAAAGAAGAAAGACATGAATAAGAATGTACAGGATTTTGTCATCGAGACGATTCAATCGATTGCCTCGAAAATACCGGGAATAAGTATCAGGTATGCCTACGACATACAGACCAACTTCCATATTGTGGAGGTCTCTCCTGAAAGCATAAGAAGAGGCAGTGAAGAATACATGGAAATGGAGTATAATTTATGTAATGAATTTCAAGAAAAATTTCCGGAAGAGGATTTGCTCGTATCTGATCCGGACAAAATTAACAACATGGAAAACTTAATCTTCGAGATATGAAATACTTCACGATGAAAGAACTCACAAAGAGTTCAACGGCCGATAAACTGGGTATAGACAATACCCCGACGACCGAAGTGTCGGTTGCGCTGTCGAACCTTGTCACCCATGTTTTAGACCCCTTGCGGGAGATGTACGGGAAGGCGATAACCGTCAATTCGGGCTATCGTTGTCCCAAACTCAATACCGCTGTGAGTGGTGCGAAAAACAGCCAGCACATGAGGGGTAATGCGGCGGATATAACGGCAGGGAGCAAGGAGGAGAACAAGAAACTGTTCGAGTTGATTCGGGATAACCTTCCCTTCGACCAGTTGATTGACGAGAGCAATTACAGTTGGGTACATGTATCTTATGTGTCGTCATCGAAGAACCGGAAACAAATACTGAGCCTATGAGACATATCGTATTCCTATTGTTGTTTTTGGCTGCGACGAGTTGTACCAGACATGTGTATGTGCCTGTGGAAACGACAAAGAGCGACACGGTGTATCTGAACCGGGTGCAGCTCGATTCCATATACATGCGGGACAGTGTTTTCATCGAGAAATCGGGAGACACGATACGGGAATTCCAATACAAGTGCATATACAGGTTCAAGGACAGAATCGATACGCTGTATATATCCAAGACGGACAGCATACAAGTACCCTACCCCGTCGAAGTAGTAAAGTACAAGACTCCCCGATGGTGCTGGTGGGCTCTCGGTGGCATTGTCTTGCTGCTCTTCCCTTACATCGTGAAATGGATAACAAAATTGAAAGGACTGGGTTTCTTGATATAATTTGATTTACGACTCCTTCCGGGGCTTCGGAGTATAAAGAGGAAAGCCTCAATCTCTTGCTGCTCTTCCAAAACTAACAAGAGACAACATCACGGGGAATGTTACGAGGCGGCTGTATTTGC